TTATATAAGGAGTAAAAACTTCATCAATTTTATTTGCAATTTCTTTTTTGTTTTCTGTATAATGATGAGTATAGTGCATAGTTGTTGTAATTGTTGAGTGACCAGCGTTACTTTGAACATCAACTAATTCAGCACCATTTTCAAGCAATGCAGTTATATTAAGATGACGCAATTTATGATAAGTCACTTCTGGAAATTTGAAATCAGGATTATTTTTTTTATTATCTTTGATATATCTGTCTATAACTTTTTTGAAAGTTGCACTAATATAATTTACTTTTATAGGTTGTCCATTGTCCATAACACAAAGAAATTTTGAATCCATATATTTATCTTGTAACATTTCTTTATTACGAACTTGTCTTTTTTCGTCTAATTTTATTATTTCCATTAGTAATTTAGGTAAATACAATATTCTTGTTGAAGATTTATTTTTATTACGCTTTTTAAATATTGTTGTATTTCCACATCTTACTCTTGAAGCATTAATTATAATTCTAACATTTTCTTTGTCTAACTTGCTTTTTAATAAAGCACAGGTTTCACTTCTTCTTAAACCAAGAAACATTGCAAACGCGACTGGTAACATTAAAGGAGTATTCATAAATAGATTCAAAATGATAATAGCTTGTTCTGGAGTTATTGTTGAATCTTCTTCAAAAATAACATCTTCTTCAAAGTTTTCAATATCTTCAATAACTGTATCCTTAAATTTTTCTTTTTCATCTTTGGGGATAGTGGTATTTAAGCAGATATTGCTTTGGAGCCTTTTGGTGCTGACAAAGTAAGTAAATATACCAGAAATTTGTGCTTTATGATGATCTACGCTAGAATACGATAGATTTCTTTTATATTTGTTTTTCTTTTTATCAAATTCTTTTTCTAAATCAAATCTGAGATATTTATAGTATTCATTTATGATATCTATACCTTGTGGACTAGAAATCGTTTTAAATGGAATATGACCAAGAATAGGTTTTAAATAATTCTCATTTATTGTTTCAGAAAAAGTAATGTTTGGAATATTTATAAATGTATTATTGTTTATTTCGGTTTGAACTTTAGCTTTATAGTTTGTAGCATCAGATTTCTTAGAGAATGTTTCAAGGGGGTCTCTTTTTCTACTTCCATTGACAATACCATAATCTACAAAAACAGTGTAACTATTTCCTTTCTTTAATTTATTTGTTCTAATACTAACTTTCATAATAAAATACCTTCTTTCTAAATTTTTACTAAATCTCTTGAAAAAAGGTTTATTAATATGCTATAATAAGTAGCATAAAGAGACCTTGTTTCAAGGAATTTTTATGTGTGAGAAATATGTACCTTGTCGCAAACTAGTAACATATTTCTCTTTATTTTGTTAAATAATTACTTAAATCTCTAAAAATAATGCCTGTTACAAAAGCATCTTCTGTTGCTCGATGGGCATTTGTACGATACAGTTCCATTTCTTCAGCAACAGTATCAAGTTTAAAATTGTACAATTTGTCTTTATATAGTTTTCTTGCTAAGTCTAATGCATCAAAAAAATATCTTTTTTCATTAAATAAATTGATATTATTTACATATAAGAATTTTAAATCAAACTCTAGGTTATAACCAACAATATTGAATCCCTTAAAGAAATCGCTAAAACTAGAGATTATATTTTCAATTTTAGGTGAAGTTTCAAGCATTTTGTTAGTTATATGATTAATATTACTTATTTCTTGAGTTATTTCTTTTTTGGGTTTCACAAGTGAAGTTAGACATTCAATTGGTTCACCATCGACAAATTTTACTGCTGAGATTTCAACTATTTCGTTTGTTGCAGGGTGTAATCCAGTTGTCTCAGTATCTATAGCAATGAAATTTTGTAATCTATTTAAAGGTGTATTTTTTCTTACTTGTGATATTGTATAGTCTGGCATGTTTTTTAAAAAATTTTTCTTAAATTCAGTATTCAAATCAATAGAAGGAGCTAATATTGTAACTTTACTTAAAGCTTTTATATATTCTTCTTTTCTTTTTGCTGTATATTCTATTTCTCTGATATGTTGAATACTGTCTTTTTTAATTAAAGATTTTTTTAATTCAGATAATGAGAAATTTCTTATGGAATTACTTCCGTTAAATTTATCACATATATAAGCACAGTCTCTACATATGTAAGAGTTGTTCTTCTTTAACATAAAAAATTTGTAATAGAGTTTGTTACATAAAGCACAATGATTTTTTAATTTATCAAACATAATTATAGATACCTCCTAAAATTCTCTTTTCAATTGTTTTACTATTCCGATTATAGTAACAGGTATAGTTTTCATTTCATCATAAGTAAAGATAAGTGGCTCATAAGCAGTATTTAACGGTTGCAATAGAATGCTACTATCACTCTTTTTACCTTTTTTTATTGTAGCTTCATCTCCATTTATAATCGCAACAACTATATCTCCATTTTCAAAATCATTTTGTTTCTTTATTACAACTATATCATCTTCGATAAGAGCAGGGGACATTGAGTTACCATGTACCTTTAATGCAAAGTAATCTTTTCCATTTCCAACAAGAGAAGTTTCGACATCAACAGTTCCAATCCAATTCTCTTGTGCTAAGTAATCATATCCTGCCTTAACTGTGCCTAAAATTGGAATAGGTATTACAGAGTTTCCTAATTCATCAACTTTATATGCATTTAAGTTTCTTTCCATAGGAACATCATAACCCATTAACCAGACTTCATTAACATTTAATGCATCAGCTAATATTGTTAATTTATCTTGCTTGGCTTTCATAATTCCTGCTAAATATTTATTTATTAGAGTCTTATCAAGACCAGTTTTATTTACTAAATCTACTTGTTTCATATTTGCATAATTCATAGCTTTTTGTAATCTATTTGCAAATGATTCTATGATTGTCATATAAAAACCTCCTAACAAGTATATTATAAATTGTAATTGACAATAAATCAAGTTTTTTTGAAAAAAATTTAAAAAAAGTTGAAAAAAAATCAAAAAAAGTATTGACAAATATTTTTACGTCTGATAATATAAGTACATAAAGTTGATAAAAAATCAACAGAAAGGAGCAAAAAATGAATATATATGATTATAGCAAATTAAAAGGAAGAATAAAAGAATATTTTGCTACACAGTCTGGATTTGCACAAAAGCTTAGAATATCAGATACATCATTAAGCAATAAGTTAAATAATAAGACTGTATTTGATCAGGACGAAATACAAGAAAGCATAGAGATTTTTAATTTAAGTCCTATAGAAACAATTGAATATTTTTTTACAAAGAAAGTTGATAAAATATCAACAAAATAAACGCGACAAGGTACAAAGAAGAGAGGAGATGAGAGGATGACAATATTAAAAAGTGTTCAAACAATACTTTTAATATTGCATGAACATAAAATACAAATTTCAATAATTTTATGCTTAATTTGTTTGCTTAATGTATTTCTTAATATTGCTGTATTGAATAAGGGTGCATATAAGACAGATAACAAGAGCAATAAAGAAAATTAAGTTAGTGCTATCACCAAGAGAGAAAGGAAATAATGAACACTTATCCAATCTAAAATTAATAGCATTACAAATTATTGCAAAAATATCGAAATAGAAAGAAATATTGTACCAAAGCAAGGTTGAATCTTTATCATATGATTTTTTAAAAAATTTAAACAAGATAGTTGATATTGCAACAATAATAGAACATATCAAGCCAGAAATAGTAGCATTTAATATTTCATTAAAATCCACTGTATTCACCACCTTTCAACAGAATTATATCAGGTGGAAATAAAAAAGTAAAGGAGATGAAAATATGTGAATTATGAAAAAGTAAATAAAGTTTTAATGAACATACTAGAAAAGAAATACGAAATAAAAATAGAAGCTAAAGTAGAAAGGAAGGAAAATAAATGAAAAACATAGTTAGAGGAATTATATTTTGGATCATAGCATTAGCATTTATATTTGTAATGTGGACAATAGCAGAAGTATTATCAAAAATAGTAACAATCAATTTTATAATGAATTTAGTTTATGTATTGCTACCAGCATGCATTGTATACATATTAAAAAATTTTTAGGAAGGAAGTGAGAAAGATGTTTGTAAAAACAGTAATAAGACAAGGACAGAAAATTATAGAACTTAATAAAGAAAATAAAGCATTATATGAAGAAAATAAAGGCAATAGAGAAGATTTAGAAGATTATCTTTTATTACAAAAGCATACAAGAGAAATAGCAAATTCAACTATTCAAAAGTTATATTACATACAAGATATAGACCACTTAGGAATATCTGAAGAAGAAAAACAGAAATGCAGAAATGCAATTATAAATAAGTTGATAAAACAAAGTTTAGACATAATAAAAGAACTAGACAGTCGCCAAACATACCTAGTTCAGTAATCAAACACTTATATAAACATATGATTCTATTTAATTATAGCAAAAAATTAAATAGAAATCAAGAGGGAGAGAAAAGATGGAAGATGACGGAGACATATTCGCATTAATAAATGAGGAGTGTGAAATAAACGATAAATGGGAGGAAGAAAGATGAATAGTTTAAGTTTATACAATATTACAAGTGCATTTCCTCTGATAATGGAACAAGAGGAAATGGCACCAGAATTAAAAGAGGAATTAGAAAGGGAATTAACAATTTTATTGCAAGAAAAAAGCCAAAATATAATTGGTTATGTAAGAAACATGGAATTAACTGTTGATGCAATGAAAACGGAGGAAAAAAGAATTTCAGAGCAAAGAAAGGGAATAGAAAATAAAATAGAAAAGTTTAAAAACTATGTTAAAGAATGTATGGAAAGAAACGGTTTTTCAAAAATAGATACAGGATTAGGAAGCCTAGCAATAGCAAAGAATCCAATGTCATTGGAAATAGAAAATGAGGATGAAATACCAATCGAGTTTAAGCAAGAAATAGTAACAACAAAAATAGATAAAACAGCAATAAAAAAACATTTTAAAGAAACAGGAGAAATAATACCTGGAACAATTATTGTAAATGATAAAACAAGCCTAAGAATAAAGTAGGTATAATTATGGATTATTTAGATTTAATAGATATAAAAAATAATAATTATGGAGGAAATTAAAATGGGATTAGCAAAAAAAGCTACATTAGATGATGTTAATTTAAAAATAATGGTTTGGGGAGAAAGTGGTAGTGGCAAGAGTAGATTTGCATTATCTTCTCCAAATCCAATAGTAATAGATTTAGAAGGAAGTACAAGGTTATATGCAGAGCAGTTTGATTTTTATAAGGCGGAGGTAGACAAAACAAATAGTAGAGCAGGCAATCCTGCTGCATTAACAGTAAACTTAATAGAAGAAATTTTAAAAGGAGAATATCCTGACAGAAAAACTTTAGTAGTAGATCCAGTAACAGATTTACTAGACTGCATAGAAGATGTAAGTGCTAAAAAATATGAAGAAATGATAGGAAAAAAAGTAGGAGAACTAAATCAATTACAAAAAACAAAATGGTATGCATATCGTAGAGAGATGGCAAGAACAGTTTTGAATCAATTGAAAGATGTTCCTATGAACTTGATATTAGTGGCAAGAGCTAAAAACGTGTGGGATACAAAAGATGGAAAAATGCAACCGGTAGGTCTTACATATGATGCATTAGACATAGTTGAATATTTAATGGATATAGTAATTCAATTAGAAAAAACAGGAGAAGAAACAAAAGCAATTGTAAAAAAATCAAGAATAGGTAATTTGCCAAAAATATTAGAGGTTAAAGATTATTCAACAATAGAAGATGCACTGAAAAACAATAACAAAAAATTAGCAGAATAGGTGTGAAATATGAAAAGTCAATTTGAAGAAATATGTCAAGAAGATTGTAAACAATTTAGAGATTTATTTAATAGATACAAAAGCAAAAGAGTAGAAGATTTAGAAGAATTACATAGCATATCAACTCTAGCACTTATATTAGCTCAAAGATGGTGTGAAATACAAAGCAACGCATCTATTATAGCTAAAGAAAATGGATTAAGCAAAACCGATTTTCAACAATGGGCGTATCAACATTATAGAAATTTACAAGAAATGCACATAGATTGTAGAAGCTTATACAAATGTGCTAGAGAAGATTTGAAAGCAAATTTGATAATGGAGAATTAGCAATGATAGTAACTGATTTAAGCCAAAGTTTCCATCCTGTTCCAAAAAGTGAGCATAACAAGACATTAAATAGACTGAAAAAACACGAGAAAGATTTCTGCATAATGCCAAAAAGCAAATTATATAGCACAGTAAGGACAGAAATATATTGCGAAAGGCATGAGGTTTATTTTTCAAAGGCTTACAGACAAAAGAGTATAAATGATGGCTTGATAGTATTTTTAACAAGAGAAAGCCATCGTGGAACGAATGGAGTACATGGTAAGAATGGAGATAAATTAAATAGACAATTAAAGAGATTGGCAGAAAAAGCATGGACAAGCTATTACAAGAAAACAAAAGAAGAATTTATAGAGAGATTTGGAAAATCAAACAACAAGGGATAAGGCGTAACAATGTTTTATCCCTTGTATTATACGAAAGGAGAAAACAATGAAAGACCCGGCATTTTTATTTTATAGTAGTGATTTCTTATCTGGAACAATGTTAATGACAGATGAAGAAATAGGTCAATATATAAAGTTACTATGTTTACAACATCAAAAAGGACACTTAAAAGAAAAAGATATGTTGAATATATGTAAAACATATAATGAAGATATTTTCTCCAAATTCATAAAAGATGAAGAAGGCAATTACTATAATGAAAGATTAGAATATGAATCTAATAAGAGAAAAGCATATTCTGAAAGTAGAAGAAATAACAGAAAGAAAAAAGAAACATATGAAGAAGATATGAAAAACATATGTAATTCATATGAAGAACATATGGAAAATGAAAATGTAAATGAAAATATAAATATAACTTTAAATAAAAATAATAGAAAAAGGGGTTCTCAGGGGAAAAAGGAAGAAGAAAAAGTACACTTTGCTGAATTTGTATCTATGACCAATGCTGAATATGAAAAATTAGTTAGCACTTATGGAAAGGATTTCGCAGACCAATGTATAACTTCACTAGACAACTACAAAGGATCATCAGGTAAAAAATATAAAAGTGATTACAGAGCAATTTTAAGCTGGGTTATAGATAAAGTAAAACAAAAAACAACAGCAAAATCAAATGGAATAAGTGACTTCAAACAATTATGGGAGGAGGCAAAATTAGAAGATGAACAAACAGGAAACAGTACAGGTAATAACACTTTTAGCTGGTAATTATGACAGTATATCTAAAAAGGATTCTACACAAAAGCAACTGATGATAAATACATGGCAAGAGTGTTTAGGTGATTTAGATTATAGACTTGTTTTACAAGCAGTAAAGAAAACAATAATTGAAAGTCCGTATCCTCCAACAATTCACGAAATTAGAAAAAATGCAGTAGAAATGATGAATCCAACACAAACAAGAACTGCAATAGAGGCATGGGATGAAGCATATAA